GTGCTGGATTGTTCATGTGGATAAGGATCTCGATCAGCTTCAAGGATGGCACTACAACCCTGTTCGAGATGAGAGATACTATGTCGATGAGTTCACAGCGTACAAGTCGTTTGCAACGCAACTTCTCACTGGAGATAGGATTGACAATATCCCGTGCTTGGCGGGAATTGGCCCTAAGAAGGCTGAAAAAGCTCTCCAAGACGCAAAGACGAAAGAAGAACTCTTACGTTGTGCGTGGGAAAAGTATCAAGAACTTGGGCATACGCTGGAGTATTTTACTGAACAAGGACAGCTCTTGTGGCTGAGACGATATGAAGGAGAATTATGGCAACCGGACGTAAAATTACTGCCAAGCAAGTTGCAACTAAGTACGGATTCCGCAGTGGACTCGAAGAAAGAGTAGCGGAACAACTGGATCAGTTAGGTGTGTCTTATACGTATGAGAAGGTTAAGTTGAAGTACATTCGACCTGCTTCTGAACATATCTACACACCTGACTTTGTGCTTGCTAGTGGCATCATCGTTGAGACTAAGGGGAGATTTCTCCTAGCTGATCGTATGAAGCACCTGATGGTCAAGAAACATAATCCAGAGTTAGACATTAGGTTTGTATTCAGTAATTCCAATGCACGTATCAGCAAAGCGTCTAAGACAACGTATGCTATGTGGTGTAGGAAGCACGGATACAAGTTTGCTGATAAGACAATTCCTCAGGAGTGGTTAGATGAATGTTGAACTAATTCAAGAGAATGAAGACGGCAGCGCAAGCTATACATTCGACATGACTCGTGAAGAGACAGAATCTCTTATCCGCTATGGTATCCTAGAGGCATTAAAGGCAGGGATTCGTGAAGGTGATAAACTGAAAGTAGAGGGCGAAGATGTCTAATGTAAATTTGGTATGCTATTCCGTACCTGCTCCGGGACTGGTTGAGAAGGGCATTAAAGATGCTCAAGACCTCTTAGCATTCATGGCTCGTGTCTCTAACCCGGACAACCAGTATGCAACAGAGTCAGGCCCGAAGTTGTTGAAGTACTTGATTAACAATAAACACTGGTCGCCTCTGGAGATGGTTCACTTGTCAATCGAGATCGAGACAACTCGCGACATTGCACGACAGATTCTGCGACACCGCAGCTTCAGCTTCCAAGAGTTTAGCCAGAGGTATGCTGCTGTACAAGGTTTTGAGTTGTCCGAGGTTCGCCTACAGGATTCTAAGAACCGACAGAACAGCCTTGAAGTTGGTGATTCTAGCCTGCATAACTGGTGGTTCCAAGCACAGAAAAGGGTTCGTGATGACGCTGAGTTGGTTTATAACATGGCTCTTGCCAAAGGGGTTGCCAAAGAGCAAGCACGAAAGCTACTGCCTGAAGGATTGACCATGAGTAGGATGTACATGGCTGGTAATCTGCGTAGTTGGCTTCACTATGTGGATATTCGCTGTGATGCGGCTACGCAGAAGGAACACCGAGAGGTTGCTGAACAGGTGAAACTGATCGTTTGTGAACAGTTCCCTGCCGTTAAAGAGTTGTTTTATGCAAAGGAATTGACTAATGCTTCTAAATGAATATCAGGAACTAGCGTTCAAGACAGCGATGGAGACAGCTAAGAACCCTGCTTACATGGTATCTAACCTTACCTCTGAAGCTGGTGAAGTTGCAGGTAAGTATGCCAAGTGGATTCGAGATGGTGTCTTGGACGAAGAAGGGATGCAAAAGGAAGCCGGTGATGTGCTCTGGCAGATCGCTGGCCTATCTACGGTAATGGGCTGGAGCTTGGCTGACATTGCCAGTAAGAACCTTCAGAAACTTGTAGCACGTAAACTTAACAATACCCTCACAGGGTCGGGAGATTCGAGATGAATGACGATACGGTTTCAAAGATTTGGATGCTTGTTGTATGGCTATCAATCTTTGCTTTTGCATTTATGGAACAGCCTTATTGGTTAACAGCTTCAATTTCAGTACTTGTAATTAAACAACTTGGACGCATTAACACAACTTTGCGTAATAAAGGAGGTAACCGATGAACAATGAAGACCAAACAGAATACGCTTTCCAGTATACAGACTGTGATGGTAAAGTCTACAGCACTACCATCAACAATCCCGGCCCTACGTGGATGGAAGCCTTGGATGACTATGTAAGCTTCCTTGAGTCGGCCTACAAGTATGATATTCGCTCTAAGGTGCGCGTTAAAGAACCTGCGTATCAACGTATGGTTGAGAATGAACACGGATACATTGATCCTTGGAATGGTGAATACTTCACCGATGACGAAGACTATGAAGTACATGGGTGGTGAGCATGCGTAAAAACTACGGACACTATGTAGGGAAAACATCGGCTGAATACCATCAAGACTACCGCCTAAGAAAACCCGAACAGTGTCTTCTTTCTTCTGCTCGAAATCGTGCACGTAAGAAAGGAATTCCTTTTGATATTACAGTAGAGGATATTATTATTCCTGAATACTGTCCTATCTTAGGGATACCTTTAACACGAAATCTAGGAAGCCACGGGGGAACATCTTCGTCTGCTAGTTTAGACAAAATAAGCCCCGAACTAGGTTACGTTAAAGGAAACGTACAGGTTATTTCTTTATTGGCAAACAATATGAAAAGTAATGCAACCAAAGAGCAGCTTCTTTTGTTTGCTGAATGGATTAAAAAGGAGTACACATGAAAATATTGGTTGTGCCTGACTGCCAAGTCAAAGAAGGAGTACCTCTGGATCATCTTGAGTGGGCGGGAAAGGCTATCTGTGACTATCGACCAGATGTGATTGTAAACATTGGTGATTTTGCAGACATGCCCTCCTTGTCTACTCATGATGTCAAGGGGTCTAAATACTTTGAAGGTCTTCGGTACAAGAAAGATGTAGAGGTGGTTAAGGAGGCTATGAAGAAGCTTCTGAAACCTCTGCGTGACTTGCAGAAGACTCAGAAGGAATCCAAGCACAAGGTGTATAAACCTAAGTTGATCCTTACTCTTGGCAACCACGAGAACCGTATTAACCGTGCTGTTAATAACAACCCTACTCTGGAAGGACTGATTAGTGTTAAAGACTTGGATTACGACAAGGATTGGGAAGTACATGAATTTCTACACCCTGTATTTCTCAACGATGTCGGCTTTAATCATTACTGGCCAGTTGGCGCTATGGGCCGTCCTGCTGGAACCGCTTCGGCGATTGTCAACAAGTTGCACATGAGCTGCATTGCAGGGCATCAGCAGGGTAAGCAGATTGCCTACGGTAAACGTGCTGATGGTAAGCCTATCTGTGCTATCATTGCAGGTAGTTATTACTTGCACGATGAAGACTACATGGATCAGCTCTCTAACCGCCACTGGCGAGGACTGCTGATGTTGAATGATGTTAAGGACGGCGGCTTTGATGAGATGCTGTTGTCGATTGACTACCTTGAAAGGAAGTACAGTGAACAAGTGTAATACGTGCTTCTACGCACTAAATGATAAGGACTTAGAAACTCCGTGTATTACCTGTACCGGATACTCTAACTTCGTAAAAGGAGATTTATATATGACACCTAGTCACTCAGCGCAGCCTCTCAAGGAAGCTATTGATGATTGGTTTGAGAAGACTAATGGCGTTGCTTCTGAGGACTTCTGGGTATCGTATAAAGGCATTACCCACGATCCAGTGGAGAAGCCTAAGCACTACATGTTGTTCGAGGAGCAGGGTATTGAGGTTCGGGATGTAATCCAAAAGCTAGTCAACAAGTTCGATGAAGAAGCGGTGCATATGTTTTATAGTCATATGTTCATTGCCGATTATGTGCAGATGATGCAATACCTGATGCGATTCATGGACAAGAATGGCCTAGAGGACTTGAAAAAAGCTCGATGGTATTTGGATAAGATGATTGATGACTATGAATCTGACGTTTGAAGAGCTTAAAGAGAAGCTTCAACGTATTGATGAAGTCACGCTGTTGGAGCTGCTTAATATCCACAGCGATGACATCATTGAACGCTTTGAAGATTACATTGAAGATAAACAAGAACAACTGATGAGAGAAATTTACTGATGCGTAACCTGCTAACAAAGAAGACAACATACACCTTCGACTATCCAGAGGCTCTAGCCTTTGCAGATAAGCAGAATGGTGTGTTCTGGACTTTTGACGAAATTGATCTGGAGAAAGATGTACACAGCATTCTTACCGACTTTACTCCTGCTGAACGGCATGGTGTTACTACTTCACTTAAACTCTTCACCAAGTACGAACGTATTGTTGGCGATGAGTATTGGTCTGGTACTGTTAAACCTAACTTCCAGCATCCTGATATTGGCCTGATGGCTGATGCCTTCTGCTACTTTGAAAGTAATGTACATGCACGCTTTTATAACCGCATCAATGAACTACTTGGATTGGCTACTGAAGAGTTCCATCAATCTTGGCAGTATGATCCTGTACTGGCTAGCCGTGTCGGGTACTTGGATGCTATTGCTGGTAGTCGTGATATTCCCCTTTCCTTGGCAGTCTTCTCAATGATGGAAGGCTGTATCCTGTACTCTAGCTTTGCTTTCCTGAAGCACTTCCAGAGTAACGGTAAGAACAAACTGAGTAACCTCGTTGCAGGTATCAACTTCTCCGTGCGAGATGAGAATATCCACCACGAAGCAGGTGCTTGGTTGTTCCGTACGTACATGGAAGAGAACAAGCTGGACAAGGAGTGGATGAAAGAGCGCATTAATGTTGCAGCAAAGGCTCTGGTGGATCATGAACATCGCATTGTTGACTTGTTGTTCTCTCATGGGGACATTGAGGGCATCAACGCTACAGCCATGAAAGCCTTCGTCAATGCACGAGCTAACATTTGCTTGAGCAATTTGGGCTTTGACACTATCTTTGATGAAACTGGTGATACAATCTCCGAA